GAAAATTCTCTCTGGATACTTATTACATTTATAGATTAGGCAAAGACTCTCAGTATAAAGGGGTAGGGGGCCAGGACATACCTAACCCCCTTAGAGTACTCGCACCCAACATCACCGTCACACCACGATTGTGGAACTTTGCTATGACCCATACCAACCTTAATGGGTGCTTTACTCTTAAACTCTGTTTGATTGTATACACAGAGGAACATCAGTCCACTGCAGCCCTGACTAACCAGAAGTCCTACAGTGGCAACCAATTACATAAGAACTATAGACACCCTTCCGAAAGGTCAACGGTGGAAGTCAGTTCCCGAACTCTTGCTATGTCATCTAAAACCCTCATCTCTCATTGTCTATACAGTGTAACACATAATACTTGCTTTGTCAACCCCTTATGTAAGTCACTGTATTTACTAGGATAATCTATGCAGCCTTCTTCAGTAGTTTACCTACCTTCTGCGAATCGTACTCTCCATTGGTTGTCCATGACTTGAACGCAGAACACTCTGTCACATCAGCAGCACACTGCTCCATAAGGTCACAAGTATCACACGGTAGCGCCATCTTGTTCTCTGGGCCGTAATACAGGTCTAGTCCAGCGACATTAGAGCGTTTGTTATTGTACATTCCTTGAGAGCATGACATTAATTCATTATCATATAGCATATAGCGAATCCTTCTGTTTAACTACAAGTACTATTATACACGTTTTTGAGAGAATGTCAAGTCTTTTTTTGCATTTTCTTTGATTTATTTTGAGTATGTGTGGAAATAATTTCGATAAGTAACAGACACTAATCACAGAAACTCTATGTTTATTTTAACCTTTTATTAAAGTGTCCGCTAATCCCATGATATCCCATATATACCCAAATACACAGTAGGGCAACAAGAAACTCCTCTAATACATTCTTATTCTCTACTATCTCTCCCATGAATATTACACCTATCACAGAGATTAGCCATGCATATATTACTGAACCAAACAGTCTAAGGGCGATCATACCTTTTCCCATATCCACTCATGTGTATAGAACATTATAGACCCAGCAGGAATAGAAGCCATTGATAATCCAAACGTATACCACATATCACCACCTGTCACTAGTGCATATCCCATGAACCATATGACACCTAGTATCTGCCATGTACAGGTCTTTACTACTCTTCTCACAGACATCCACTCACACAGATGAAACCATCCCATTTGGTCATTACTTCTATTATCTTCATACCAGCTAATACTAATAGTATTTCCATGTTACATCTCTCCCTTTGTATGTTGTAGTGTTATATTCGATACGATTGTAATTCTATTGATTGGACTTTTTTGTACCATTGGTGGTATCATATGTGGTACGGCTGATGGTACGATTACAACACTATCCTCTTCTACATCAAGTGCAATTTCTTTTCTCATCCATGCATTATTCATATTGTCTGCACTATTGACAAACGTATCGTATCTTAAATCTTCAAAATAATCAGAGAAGATGTGCGTATTTTTATACAGAGTTGGTTCATGCATTTGTTTATCAAATTGAACATAGTGTATCATAAAAAAATCACAATGAAATATATGATCATGGTACTTCATATATTGCCCTTCATTGCATACAGTATAATTCACTATATCATGCTTATAAGGTGCAACAATGAATGATTCAATAATGTCTTTATACACAGGAATCAAGCTTGAATAGTCAACCCTTGCAAAAAGTGTATTATTCTCATCGTGATTAGAATGGTGAAAGTTACTACTGTTCAGTGAGTGTTTATCCCATTTATTACGATAACTTGATCGCTGATAATTGTTCTCAATCGTCTTGACAATATTTTCTTTATCGTAAGAGTTAGCGATTATTTTAACTTTGTAATATGGTAAACCGAAAAGAGTCATGTCTTATATCCTCTCTGACCATCTTGAATACTTGATGTCACAATACCCACACGTTACATACCCCTTCTCTGGTACAGAGTAATACACTAGGGGATGATCGTTGTTTTCTCCACTACATCCTATTCTGTCCTGTTTGGTATAGATGATGGTTTCCTTGGCTTTACTTTCACCGTGACTTGCGTTGTGTATACCCATCTATTTTCTTTCCACACACATAACAATACATTCTACTCACTAGTTTGCGTAGTTTGGTTGGTATATATTGTACAGTATTACAATGAGAACATAAATGTTTTATTAACGCATTAGGATAGTTTATATACTGTCCTGTGCCAGTCATATCTTCTGTGTACTTGTTGTTACTCATATTATATGAACTCTTCTAATGAACCACTCTCCTTGGCAGCGAATCGTCCTATCTTACGTTCTGATTTACCTGCTACTCCCTTGGTTGCAAGTCTATTGTCACAATACGCAACACAAGTGAATCGTTGTCCGTTTCCTTCTATTTGCGTGACACCGTGTATCTCGTTACTGTCAGCTATGATAACAGAGTTGTCTGGTGCGTCTATTGCGATACCATATCGTGGGAACACCAGATATGCACCTGTGTAGTCACCTTCACGAAAACAACTCATAGTAGTCATACCAGCGTTCAGATCACCAGAGTCTACATGAGCACCCATCTTACTGGACATTGATACATGATACCGATTTGCAGATAGTGTTGTAAAGATGCCACCACCGATACGATATTCTGGTTCAATATAGGTATCACAGAAGGCCTTCTGTTTCTCGTATACCTCTGTGTTTGCCTTCTTAAATGCAAGTTCATTCCAGTATGAGATAACCTGTAGTTCTTCCCATTCTTTGGGGTTGTCCTTTACCCATCCTGAGACATCAATACCACCTGTAAACCTACCACGTTTGTGTCCGATCATTACAGAGTGTATTTCGTTTGAGTATGCAATCATACCCCACTTACCTGTGCCAGTCTTTAACTGATACGAGTTTGGTGTGCGTAGTCGATAGTCTACATCCTTTACCAGACCTTTTGCAAGCATATCTTCTTCCAGTATAGGGCCTGAACAGTTTGCTCTCATCACTGATACGTCTTGTATGTTCATAAGAGTGTTTCGTACAGAGTCATCACCATATGCATTGGTAATGACATACGCAAGAGGAACGTCTGACCCATCAAGTGATACGATAGGTTTCATAACAGCGGTGTCTTCGTCTGTAACCTTTACTACTTGGTCATATGACGATTCATCAAGAAACTTGCCATTCCATGTGTCAAAGGTTTCTTTCTTTCCTAAGTCTTTACTTACTGTGATGTAGTTCATTGTTGTGACTCCTTATAGGGCTTGAGTATGTTATTGTATATGTTGTCTGCAAGGTCTTTCATCTGTAATGGTGCAACCATAAGTCCGATCCTTGCAAGGTTCTGATTGAGTGTTCCAGTAAATTTGTAATCGTCTGGTAGTGTCATAATACGAGCAGATTCTTTGGTTGTGAACACTCTGTCTTCTTCTGGATGCAAATGCACTGCAAGAGAGGTTTGTAATCCCTGTTCTGATAACGTATGTGATGCCTGATTCCAAGGAACTCTACGAGACTGAAAGAATGAACTCTTTCTTTCTGGTATACTCTTACCCCACTTTGCACGATGCCGTATAACCTTATCATACCAAGGCCCCACTACATCATCACCTACAGAAACCACTCTGTCTGGATTCTTTGGAAGTCGTTTCATCCACTTCCACTTGGCACTCTTTTTCATCGCCTCTACGAGTTCGTGTGCCTCTACTTTGTTCTCATTATTTAGTTGAAGATCATCTATTGCACCACGAATGTCAACAAAGGTTGACTCAGGGGAAGGAAACACTTCACCAGCTACACACATGAATGGCATATTGATTGCGTCAAGAACATCGTTTCTAACTGACACGATGAACACACGTTCACGTTTTTGTGGTACACCATGCTCCTGACCCTTGAGCACCTTGTAAACAGTAGTATAACCTAGTGCTTCAAAGTCATTGACCATTCGTGCAAGGTGTTCAGATGCATACTCCATAGTCAAACCTTTGACATTTTCACACACGATTACCTTTGGCATCATCTCACCAGCGATACGAATCTGTTCCCAAGTCAAGTCTTCTATGTTCTTCTGTTTCATACCATAGGCTGTCTTCTCCTTACCCCAACCCTTCTGTTTAGTACCAGACATTGAAAAAGGTGGACAAGGTGGACTGCCATCAAGTAGGTCTAGTTCACCTACCTTGAGTCCTGTCATTTCCATGATTTGTTTACCAGTTACATCTTTGATATCACCAGTAATGTGATGTGGTGTATCTGGAAAGTTTGCGAGATAGTCATCCATTGCGACTTGTTGAAACTCATTGACGAATAAAACCTCACCACCAGCAAGTTTATAACCGCATGACGAACCACCGCCACCAGCAAAGAATGTAATGTAATTAAATAGTTTTTTGTCTGCTGACTTGTGTAAGTCATCTAGTGTGTATCTGAAATATTTCAACTGTGCAATCCTCTAATCATTTAATATAAGTATACTACTATTTAGCAGTTTTGTCAAGAGGTAATACGGATTGCTATTCACATTTTTCTTTACCCTGACAATCTTTAGGAAAGCAATCTAGTTGCATATTGTAATACTCGTTATTATTGAATCGTGTCCATTGTTTATCACTTGCCATGTACTCACACTGAGCCTTGGTCATGTCCTGATTGAGAACCATCTGATTGCCGATGTATTCCCATTCTGTTCCGTTATTACCCCACATGGAGATAATCAATACAAATACCTTGTCCATAATTAAAATGCATCCATTATAAGTTCACTGACACGTTTTTCCATGTCATCATTATCATTCTCTAATATGATAATCTGATTGCGTAGTTCTTCTACACGATCCTTACGGTCTTGCATCACTCCTTTTAACTCGTTTAGTACTGAATTTAGTCGTGACGCAAGAACTTCGGGGTCTTCAGCCATTGAGGACTTGTTTCTCTGGTGTTTCTTTTGTGGATGGATAGACGGCTTCAAGTGCGTCTAGTTTGTCCTTTGCAGTCGCCATCTTGTCAATCAGTGTGTCCATCTCTTCTATGTGTTGAGGATGTTCTCCGATTGCAACAGGATTATTCAGATACACTCTTAGAGTGACTGCTGCCTCTCTGTAGTCTGCATCATACTTACTTCTTAATGCGTCTAGCATTTCATGTTCTATACAACTCATATTATAGCTCCCTTTTCTTACCAATGTTGTACTTTGTCTCAAGTTCCCATTCGTTCTTCTCTTTGAATGAGATAATCTTGATTTGACTTAGTGGTGCAATAGGTTCTAATTCACCTCTTACTTCCACCAATCCCCAATCACCAAGCAATTTACCGATAGTGTTGCGTCTTGCGATATCGTTTTCTGATAGGTTTGTCTTCTTACCGTCTAGTGCAAACAGTTCTTTGAAGTGTACTATGAAGTACTTACCCTGTTTGTGCAGTATATGACATGATTGATATAATTTACGTTCTTTTCTGGAGGCGACACCTATACGAGATAGAGTCTCTCGTATCTTTAGAAAATCGTCTGGTTCTTTTAGTACGACCTCTAGCATCTGCTCCTGTGACCAGTTAATACTTTCCATTGTTTCTTCCACCTTTATCCAAACTATCTTTGATAGCCTTTATCTGTTCATCACTAAGTATTTTAAGAGCAGACCTTGCTTTTTCATTATTGTAACCATAATACTCTTTAACATACTCTAGATTCTTTTGTTTACTCGCCTTCATCCAAGGAGTAAATCGTTTCCTTGTTCGTATACTATTTAGGAGAAAGTCAAACTGAAGTTTCTTGTCTAGGTGATTGTGCAGATTCATCTCATTCACTAGGTGGATAGTGTCTGGAAATGGTGCAATGCACTTGTTTACGATAAAGGCAGGATACTTTCTCTCCCACATCTCATCGTCTGTGTCCATGAGATTCTTCTTCTCATGGTTGATTGCGTTTAGATAGTCCTTTAACTCATAGGTCATCTGAACTTCGCCTGACCCATAATTTCTGTAAGACACGCAAGTAGATTGATTTCCTGATCAGATACAAATGCAGCCTTGTACTGATACTCTGCAAGTATGACTACCACATGAGGTATTGTAGAACCGTCTACATGATCGTACAGACTATCGTAGATGCGTCTAAAGATGCGAACAGGGTCATTGTCTAGATTATGTACAATCCACTTACGAACATCAGTAAACTCTTTGTTCTTCAAAGAGGTCATCAGTTCATTGATGTTTGTCTCAGATAAATTAACCAGAACACCAGCATCAATCTTACCTGATACAGAATATCGTTGTAGTTCGTTTAGTACTCTACGCCAGTCGGGGAAGAACTTATTGAGTAGTTCTGCAACAGCCTTAGGATCAAACTCTACCTTCTCTTCAGTCAGTATGTCACCCACTCTTGCAAAGAACCTCTGTGCAAGTTTAGGTTTCTGTTCTGATGGTATGATGAAGTCCACGACAGAGCAACGTGAATGTAGTGGTGGTATCAGTCTGTTCTTGTAGTTGCAAGTAAGAATAAAACCACAGTTCTTATGAAACTCTTCCATAAACCCACGCAATGCAGGCTGTGTGGACTGTGCGTTAAGATAGTCTGCCTCATCTATGATTAGGTATTTACGTCCACCCTCAAGAGATACAGTAGATGCAAAGTTCTTGATCTTGGTTCGTAGTACGTCAATACCAGACTCTTCTGAACCATTGATCATCATGTATGTCGCACCTATCTCATTAATCATCGCTTTTGCAACAGTTGTCTTACCGACACCTGCCCCACCTGATAGAATCATGTTAGGTATATGACCATCTGCAACAAACTGACCAAAGGTTTTCTTTAGATCGTCTGGTAGTATACAGTCACGAATAGTGTTGGGGCGGTATTTCTCCACCCATAAAAATGTTTCCACGTTTTCTTCTCCATAATATAATCTTTATATAATACTACAATTTTCATTGTATGTCAATATTTTTTTTCAATTGGTTTTTCTAGGAATATCCAAGCACCTATTCCCCTCTTGTCGTAGTAACAAAGTTCTTTGCAGTATAGTATGTGAGCACATATATACAATCCTATTACTGATGCACTTATAGCAAATTCGGTCATGTAAAAAACTCCTCTAGTGTTCCTTGTGTTCCATAACTTCTATCAACTAACCAGTTAATCTTAGAGACAATAACATTAAGTGGTTCTACAAATGACTTTTCAAATTGTATGTCGTAGTCAATCATATTGTGCATATCTAATTCTTTAGGTAAACTTGTAATAAAAGAGAAGGCACTACACTGATACAGATTAGGTTGTTTAAGATTGATAAATTTAATCTTATCTCCCTCTTGAATATAAGGATACTTGTTACCAAGTTTGTTCTTCTTGACAAGATGATTGTATAGTATTGCTCCCTTACAATGGATGGGAGCGCCTTTCGCAAACATTTGATTAGAGTCACTAAACTTACCTAGACCGTTTACTGACCGTGGATATGCAATATCCTCTGGTGGAAGTTGCATAAATTCCTCACGAAAATTCTGTATGAAAGTATTTAGTTCTTTCTCATCACCATTCATAATGATTTTAAGACCTTGTTTAATCTTTTCACGACATGGAGCAGGAGTGGATGACTTGACTGCCTCAATACCCATAATCTTGAGTTGTGCCTCTTTATACTGGACACCCTCGTTATCCCATACGTTGAGAATGTATCGTTTCTTTGCAGTCCAGATACCCTTGTCAGCAATGACTTCTCTGGACATCTCCATCTTCTGTTCGTATGATTTTACATACTGATGCAAAGACTGATAACTTTTCTCAATAAAAGGTTCAACTTTATCTCTAGCCACACTGTCCAAAAATGTGACGATTTTTGAAGTTTCCTTTCCATCTGGAAAGACTTTATTAACCAGTTCGTCAAAAGTAACATATATTGAATCTGTATCTGACGCAATAACGTAATCCTTGTCAGTGGTGTCAAGCACCTTATTAAGATACTCATTAACAGCACGCTCAATCCAACGAATGGACAACTGACCAGAAGTAGTAATTGCCTCAGCGACCAGAAGATCATAGTAACGAAAGTAAGCATTACCAATAGCACCATATGCACTATTGAGAGAGATTTTCTTAGCCATCTGGATGTTGTTATATTTTGATATATCCTTGAGTATTTTAGGGTCTTTAGTATTTTCATATTCTTGTTTCGCCTGTAATGTGAGTTTCTTGTACTTTACACGATCATCATACATAGTCTGCATGATCTCTGGAAGAAACCCTTGTTTGTTTGTCTTAAACAACGCACCATTAGGTGTAAGCGTCACACCCTTGAGTATAGAAGTATCTACCTTTCTATCTAGTAGTTTGTCCACAGACATATCTTTGACCTTATCTTGGCCATACAATGTCTCTGGTGAGATGTTATACTGCATGATTAGATGAGGATACAGCGAGTTAAGGTCAAACGACATAACCCACTTGTGCATACCAACCTGTGGTTCTTTTACATATGCACCCTCAAACTTCTCTGCCTTCTCACTGTGTTTCTTCTGTGGAATGACGATATTCTTGTCACGCAGATAGTTGTATATTAGTATATCCCAATACTTTGTTGAACCAAGAACATCCATGTAGTTGACTTTAGCATCATAGGCCATAGTCAGACACAGTTCAATTAGTTT